GAAGTACAAGAGTTAATACCTGAAGTGATTGGAACTAATTATGATGGAAAACTATCATTAGATTATGCAAAGATAGTAGCAGTGTTAACTAAAGCTATTCAAGAACAACAGGTACAAATAAAAGAGTTAAAATCAAAAATAAATAAATAAAATGAAAACAATCGAAACAGTATCAATTTGGAACAATGGTCAAATTGACGAAGCTAAAGTATTAAATACTTATGCGATTAATGTAACATTAAATATATCTGCCATTTTTTGGTATGGCTTATTAGCAGAAACAGCAGATGGTAATATTTCCACCACATTAGCACAAGGAAATTTAACAATGACAGGAGATGCTTATACACAATGGCAGACAGATAATTATGCTTGGGATTGGGTAGCAGCACAATTAAATCTTACCATCATAGGAGATTATGTGCCACCAGTACCAAGTACAACAACCACAACCACAGAAGTGCCTTTAAATTCAATTCTAGCAGATTTAAGAAAAGATGCTCCTATTGAAGAACCATTAACCACCACTACTACTACTACTATTTAAAATAATTTGGTAAATTAAATTATTTAAAATAGCTTTGTAGGAAAATCAAAACATTATGAAAACAGTTAAATTAAAGGTGATTAAAGAAAACATTGGTGGTAGAGATACAATCTTAACTACATATGATCTACTTAAATCAACAATAAACAACCCAAAAGAGGGTGGTTTTAATGTAGATGAAATGATTAAAAGGTTAAGACTTCTTGAGAAATTAGATGCTCATAAAGAAACATTCTCAATAAAAGAAGCTGATCTTGAAAACTCTTTAGCTATAACAGCAGAACTTTCTCTTGAAGATGCTGATTACAATGATTTAAAAGAGCTTTTAAAAGGTATGAAATGGGGAGTTATCTCTCAAGCTATTGTTGATTTAGCTAACGAGTTTAAATAGTTCATTAATCACTCTACTTGCTTTAATACCCCTATGACATTCAAAATGTTTAGGGGTATTTTTATTAATAGGACACCAATCCCAATCTCCTTTATCAAATTTGAAATTAGGATTGTTCCAACATCCATGACATAAACTTTCATCTGTAATTCTAATACAATTAGATTGAAACTCATGGTCCTTGTTGGTAAAATTAGAGATCATTACCACCTTTGTTCCTACAGCCCAAGCTAACCAGCTAAGCCCTGAACTAAGTCCTATAAAAAATTCACTGTGATAGATTACACTCATGGTGTTCTCAATGCTTGTATCATCTATCTTAATGCAATTATCAAATGGATTATTCTCTTTGGATACATTGATAATTTGATATCCTTTATCATGTAGATAGTTAATCACTTCCTGCCAACCTTCTCTGGTCCAGAACTTACATCCACTGGTAGAATTGGTAGCTATTGTAACATACCTACCATATTTATTATTACCACGATCAAACTTTATATTAGGTCTAATCTCTTGAAAATCAAGACCTAAGATGTTGGTAGCTGCTTGTTGAAGTGGAATAGTGTTTGGTAAAACTGGTTCTTTATTACTATTGTATTTCCAACCAAGAACATATTGTCCATATGTATTCACTGTAGATCCTGGTTCTACAAATTCAAGCTCAGGATAGTCCAGTATTTTATTCCAAAAAGTGGACACAACCACTATACAATTATGTTTCTTTTTAAACTCTAAACAATATGGTATCCAAGCTAGTGTATCTCCAAGACTCTCACTATCAAAATTTATAAACACTGTCTTACCTGTATAATCTAATATATAATTGTATATAAGCTTATCATCTTGCCAAACCTTTGTTGTCCATTTGGTATAATACTCTCTATTTAATTTAACCCAATGGTTTATTTTTATATTAAATTCAGTAGAAAGACTACTATTTTCTTCATAAAAACAAATTTTAAACAGACTACTACTCACTCCTTTTATTTCTAGAAAAGGTTGAATAACAAAATGCTGTGTAATATCCACTCTTTGTTCCTGAAGAGGAATGTTCATTATAGTGTTATAAAAGTTTTTATAGGCATTTGTATAATCATCTAATTGATTTGGGATACTATATGTAGCTTTTATATCATGTAAGTTTGTATCTATAGGCTGTATGTAGTCAGTAAACATATCTTCATACTGCTCTAGGTTTCTAGCTACAATAGGTAAGCCATAACCAATTGCTTCTTTAAGAACTAGAGGATTACATTCCCATGTGCTATTGAACATAAATATATCAGTAGCCTCCATAAATAGTTGTGTATCAGCTCTTTCTCCCCATATAGTTACATTAGGTGGTAAGTTTCTCATCAATGGTTCCCAATAATATTTGAAATTAACAGCTTGGTTACCTACAAAATGAAAATCCATATCAGGATAGTTACGAGCTATCTCAAGTCCTTCTCCCTGATTCTTACCTTGTGTCCATAGTCCTACATTCAATACATTAGTCCTAACTAAACTGATTCCTAATTTAACCTTTGCTTTATGTTTAACTATATCAGATACAACATTGTTCTCTATAGGAAACTCAATCACCTCTTTATATGATGGTAAGTTAGCAAATGTCTTTAGATGATATGGTGTACAGAAAGCATATGCATCAGGATGAAATATCTTTTCATTAGGATCAAAGCTCACATCATGACAGGTTTCTACAATCCTATAAGTTCTATTATTACTGTATAATCTTTGAATCATTTCTCTATCGAATCTTTCAGCTGGCTCATGTATATGAATAATGTCTGGTTGAATATGATAGATGAGATCAAATAGTTCCATTTTGTTCTCATATAATGTATATACATCTACTAATTCCTTAAGAGCGTTACGCTGTACAACATAATCAAGACTATGACATTGGTATTCTATTACACTTATATGTACGTAATTCTGTAGCACCTCTACAGTTTTCTGAAGGAAAGCAGGCATTCCTCCTGTGGATAGATGTGGAGCTAAAAACATTATATTTAGCTTTTTGTCTTTAAGCTTATCAATCATCTTGTACATAACATCTGGTCTCTTTTCCCCATGATAGAATAATAGATTTTCTTTTTTAGGAAGTTTAAACCACTGCCAATGCTCCTTATCAAATTCATATTCATCTATCTTATTAAGAATATCAAGACTGGCATTAGTGTATAAATATGGTAGACAATCTGTATGTGCATTCTTCCACAAGAGAACATTTGCAATAGTTTCTTCATGAAAGGGAGCATAGAGTTTAAAATCTTCTTTAATTTTAGGATGAGTGCACATCCAATACCATTCATCTAAAAATGGTATACAATCCTGATTAGCTATAAAATATCCTGTTTGTCTGTAAGAACCTCTTTCTACATCAAAGAACTCACAAGCTGGAAGCTCAAGATTGGCCTTTCCATCTAACATCATGACATCATATATACTATCTACAAATAGTGGATAGTCAGTAATAGAGAAGTCAAATATTCTATCTACTAGTGGTGTAGCTACACTATCACTATCTACATAAGCTACTGTATTAGCATATTTAAGACAGTCTTTAACAATCATTGGACGCTCTATAAGGATGTTGTAAATCCTATCATCTGTTCTATTAATATAAAATTGATCCTTAGTGTTATATTCTATCTCTTTGATATTACAATCCCATCTAATAGTAGTGGCTTTATTTATCTTTGCATCAGAGTTGAGCATGTATACAAACACTGGATGTTTACTAAATGTAACTAGAGAGTTTACACAAGCTGTTACAATATCATAATAAGCATCTGTAGCATATAGTACAAAAGCTTTATCAATCATCTTTCTTTCTATGTAATATCCATACCACATATTCCCATAGAGAAGTTCTAATGTGGGATAGCGTTCACTCATCACCTCTGTTGTCAAATCTGGTTGTAGATGAGTTTCATATATATTACCTTCATGTGTTCCTTGTTCCATCATATAGGGAATAGCAACCAAACATTGCTTCCCAGCATTCTTCACATCTTGTATAAGCTTCTGTCCTTCCTCAGCTGTTAAATGTTCTAATACATCTCCCAGGATGATAAAGTCATAATTAGAATAATCAAATGTACGTATGTCTCCATCATGAATAACACCATAATAATTCCACAATTCATATTGATCAATATAAGGAGCCCATATCTCAAGAGCATCTATGTCATAATTAAGCTGTGCTAACAACTTACCATATGTACCTTCTCCAGCACCTACATCTAGTATTCTTGTATTAGCAGGAACATTGTTCTTGAACCATTCCTTCACCTCATTTTTAAAGAATTTATAACTAGTAGGCATATGATTATTTTGTACAAATTTAAGAAAGATTAGGTATATTTGCAAAAAAACATTATGAAAATAGAAGTGAGTATAGGAGAGATAGTAGACAAGTTCACCATCTTAACTATTAAAAGTGAAAGAATAACAGATGAGGATAAGTTAAAGAATGTTACAAAAGAACTAGGTTATCTGTTAGGAAAAGTTCTTGAATTTGGTATAGATCTGGAAGATGAACTAGTAACAAGTCTTCTTGATGTAAATAAAGACTTATGGAACATAGAAAATAGTCTTAGAATCCATGAAAAAGATAAACTATTTAATAATGAATTCATTGAATTAGCCAGATTTGTATACATATTGAATGATAAAAGAGCTGATATTAAGAAAAAGATTAATATAGCTTATGGTTCTCAGTTTGTAGAAGAGAAGTCATATGATACATATTAAAAAAAAGATTTGGTAATTTCAACTGTTTTACATAGCTTTGCGTGTACTACTATAATTACCTAAACTAAATAGCACATATCTCCTTAATAGGGGATTTTTGTGTTATATACATCCCTCTTAATCCATTATGGAAACAAATAACTTCAAACAAGAATTAACCAATATGGATCTTAGACTTACAGAGATGGAAGAGAAAATTGACTCTATTAACACAAAGTTAACCCAAGTGGTGGATGCAATTATTGGGAATCCATTAACAAAGGTGGGGGGGTTCATTGGTGAGATTGAAATAATGAAAGCAAAAATCATTGAACTAGAGAAGCAGCAAGTTAAATATGAAGAGTTTAAAAAGAAAACAATGTGGACTATAGCTGTAATAATGGCTATAGGAGCTTTAATTCAATATGGTACAACGATTTATTCAAATGTTAGCACTATAAAAACCAACGAACCAGCACAAACTAAAACTCCATGAAACTAAAAGACATAGCATTTATTGCAATTATATTTATATTGGTAATAAAGATTTTATTCTTTTCACCAAATAAAGCAACAAAGTCTCTTCAGGAAGAAAACAAAGCTTTAACAGACTTAATAGCTCTCTCTATTAAAACTATAGACAGTCTTAACATTGCTCAAGCTGTAGAAACAAAGCAAATAGATAGTTTAATTAACTTACGCAATGTTATAAAAATTAAATACAAAACCATATATGAAGAATATACAACCAAAGATTCTCTTGTTAATAGTCTGTCTGTTGACAGTATTGTTGGGCTATGGACAAAAAGATACAGTTATTATCAAACCAAATGATTCTTTGGTAATTATCACCAAAGGAATGGCAATTGATATAACAAAAGACTTAGTTAAGAAAGACTATCTAGAGCAAAAGGTGATTCTTTTAGAGAAAGATACAGCTGTTTTGTCGCAAATGTTTGCTAAATATGCGACAGAATTAACTCTAGCTAATAAGAAAGAAGACGCTTATAAGTCTATTATAGCTGATGATAAAAAGATAATAGGTAATTTTAATAACTATATCACTAAACAAGATAGAACATTAAAACTTACAAAGATTAAATCAACCACTGCACAGATATTTCTTTTAATAGCATCTATATTTATAATAGTAAAAAGTTAAATATGAAATTTGGATGGTCACATTACTGGGAATCTACACCTAAAGGTGTTAGAAAGATAGCAGATGCAATAGTATCTGCTTGTGTATTTGCAGGTGGTCTTACATCACTCAATGGACATCCTATTGTAGGAACCATCATATTTGCTACAGGATTTGTAGCTAAAGCTGTATCAAATTTCTTCACTGATGACACCTCTGCAGCATGATTATAATAAACGATGAGTGTATAGACTTAATAAAATCCTTTGAAGGATTCTCTGCAAAAGCTTATCATGATGATATTGATCCTCCAGGAGTAGATACAATTGGATATGGCACCATAGTTTATCCACCTACTTATATGGGAGGTAAGCGTGTGAAGGTTGGTGATACACCAATCACTGAGGCTCAAGCAGTTACATTTCTTAAATGGGAAGTGGAGCTTAAAACCAAAGCAGTGGATATACTACTTAGAGATGACCTTACAGCTAATCAGTTTGGGGCTCTTGTAAGTTTTACATATAACCTAGGTGAGGGTTCTTTAAAAGGCTCTACACTACGTAAGAAGGTAAATATAGATCCAAGTGATCCAACTATACTACTTGAGTTTCTTAAGTGGGATATGGCTTCTGGACATCATATAAAAGGATTACAAAGAAGAAGACAAGCAGAAGCTGATTTATATTTTAAAAGATAACAATAATGATCATACAACCATTTCCACGTCCTATTAACCCTAAACTAAAAAGACAAACTGATGATCAGCTTGCTAAGGTGGGACAATTAAACCAACTAGTTAGAGATGTTAATAATCTAAATGTAGATGGTTCTACACCTACAGGTATTCCATTTGAATGGTATCCACCTGCTGGATTAACTAACGGTGGTCCTAAGTTTACATACACTGATGGTGTAGAACTTATCTCTTATCATATTAGAGGTATACAGTCAATTTCTAATAATTCTGCTACAGGTTTTAGTGAATATTTATGTACAATAAGTGTTCAACCATATCCTGCACCCATCTTTCCAGGAAGTTTAACAGGCATGTTTATAAGTGGATCAGGTAGTGATATTGTTACTAGTCCATTAGCTATTGGAGGATTAATAGAGATAAATAGTGTTCACGTACCATTAACTTCTCTTGCATTTACCTTATATTACTATTATGATAATCCTCAACCAGATGGTTCACTTTGGTATGCTCTTGTAGCAGAAGGTTATACAGATGAATCTTCAGGAAATTTAACAGCATTGATGTCATATGATTTTGAAATGTTATTACCAAACTTTATTCCAGCTCCAACTATTTTTCAAGACTAAATTATATAATCATGGCATATCCATTCACTAAACAACCTGAACCTGTACACTCTGAACAACTAAAAGCTATTCTTGATAAATTAACTACTAGTACAACAACCACTCAAACTCCACAATAATGGCAAAAACAACTGGTGACTCAAGAAAAACCACATTTGGTAAAAGAAAAGGTGGTAAAGCTAAGAAAAGCAAAGGTCCTAAAGAGAAAAATGTGAGCAAATACCGTTCACAAGGTAGATAACCAAACAAAAATATATGGAAAGTGACAGTAAAACAATTAAGAAGATTAAAAGAAGCATCTTTAATGTTAGCGATGTTCTTCCTACCATTTGGATACGATTTCCTTTTCAAGCTGATAATGGATCTAAGTGGCTCCTATTGGATAGCAGACATTACCTTCTACTCAATTTCAGGATCATTTTGGCTCTCGTATATCTTGTTATCCAAACGCTTAAATAAGTATAACTAACTTAGTTATAATAGATTTAATTAATTTGCTTATAGTGAATTAATTAGACTCATTGTAATTATTAAATAATCATATACCTTTACGCATTAATTTTATTAATCATGGCAATACCAAGCAGACAGATAGGATGGGGTACAGAAGAAAACCTCTTATGGCAGATTTCTAAGCAATTAGAATATCTTACAGGAGTGGCATATGCTGCTGGATCAGCTTCTTCTTCTACAGTAACATTTCCAGTTCCTGGAGATGGTGATACAGTTAGTACAACTGCTGGTGCAGGCACTACAATTATTAATTTTGAAGGGCCTATTGCTAATGATTTTACATTAGATGTAACAACAGCACCTGGTGCTCAATTGGGAAATAAGATTTATTTGATGATTACAGGTGGAAATCCTAGTGGAACAATAACATTTGCAGGAGATCTTAATAATATTGAATGTGGTACTTCTTATAATACATATAAACCTAATAATAATACAAGAAATATTATTGAATTTGTATATGATGGTCTAGTTTGGACTGGAATAGATAACTGTTAAAAATAAAGAAATGGCAATACCATCAAGACAGATAGGTTGGAGTACAAAAGCTAACTTGCTTTGGACAATTTCTAAACAAGTAGAAGCTCTTACAAGAGTGATGGGTAGGAATATTCCTGCCACTACTACCACTACTACCACTACCACTACAGCAGCACCTTCATATGTATATAGTTCAACAACAGGTAATATAGATGCTTGTGTATCATGTATTGATGCGTCTTTTCCATATAGTTTTTTTAATAACACTGGAGGAATACCAGCATTAGGTGATGTATTTTATAATGATAATCAATTGACTTCCCTTGTTGTAGGTGATAATAAATGGTATAATTTATATTTAGTAAATGAAAGTGTTCAAATCAATAATTCAGGTGTTATAATTGATGTTTATCTTTGTGCTGATTGTCCATAATAAATAAATAAATCAACAACCAACTACATATGAAGGATTTAAAATTTATCTGTGCCCAACCAGATGATACTTATTACACTTGGCAGGTACATGCTTGGTTAGAAAGTCTTAAGAATATTGGGCACTCAGACAAAGCTATTGTACTTGTGTACACTCCTAGCTTTAGACAGAAAAGTGATAAATGGCAAAAGATTGAAAACCTCTATCCAGAAGCAGAATTTGCTTATTATAAGGATGGGGGGGAGGTCAGTCAGCTCTTAGGAACTTATATTCCTGTTCTGCGTCCTTACAGTCTTATGAGATACTTCCAGGATAATCCTGAAATGTCTACAAAAGCTGTCTTCTATTGTGATTGTGATATATTATTTACAGATAAATTCAATGTAGATGCTTATATAGATGATGACACATGTTATCTCTCTGACACAAACAGCTACATAAATGCTTCATACTTTGATAGTAAGATAAAAGATGTGCTTCCTGATATGATAGAAGCATATAAGAAGATTGATGTTTTAGAGCAACTTGCTTCTAAAATTGGTATTTCAAGAAAGATAGCTGAGGCTAATAATAATCACTCAGGAGGAGCACAATACTTTGTAAAGAATGTAGATGGTGCTTTCTGGGAAAAGGTGATGAAAGATTGTATAACAATACGTTTGTATTTACAAGATATAAATAAACAATATTTCGCAAATGAGAATAAAGGGTTTCAAAGC